TTAACATCTATAAAAAAAAGATTAAACAATTAGAGTTATATTAAAAAGAATAATTACTTTTGAACCAACAATTAAAACTTAAATTATGAAAACAGCAATAGATGAATTAATTGAATATTTTATTGAACAACAAAAAAAAGGGTGTTCTAATTGGTGTATTCACGATTTAATTGCTCAATTATATAAAGCTAAAGAAATAGAAAAAGAGCAGATAATGTGGGCACACGAGTCAGGAATTGGATGCATTGATTATGGTTATGCAGAAGATTATTACAATGAAACTTTTAAATCAAAATAGAATGAGCGTAACAAATTTCGAAGAGTTCACACACGAACTCACAAGCGAAGAAATGGAGATTTTACCTGTAGTGGTACACGGATTCAGAAACTACAAAAAGGCGAACCCAATTAAGTCTGAATTAATAGTAACCCGATTAAACGAATATCTTTTAGCACGAGGTTATAAAATTAAAATGACTGGAGTACGTTTGCGTAAAATAGTTAATTACATTCGTACAAATGGTATTATTCCGCTTATAGCTAACTCACACGGCTACTTTACAAGCGATTGTAAGGAAACTATCCAAGAGCAAATAAAGTCACTTCAGGAACGAGCAAACAGCATTGAACGATGCGCGGAAGGATTAAAGAAATTTTTATGACACGAGAAGAAAAATGCAAATTAGCTATTAAAAGAGGATTTACTTATGATAGTGAAACAGGTCAAATAATAAATAAACACAAAAAACAAATTAAGAGCAATGTTAAAGGATATATTATTATACAAATGAGAGTAGCTGAAAAGAATTTTAATTTATATGCCCATCAATTTGCCTGGTATTGGGTAAATAAAGAATGTATTGAAGAAATAGACCATATTAATGGAATACGCGATGATAATAGAATTTGTAATTTAAAAAGCGTTACGCGTCAACAAAACCAATGGAATAGAAAAACAGCTAAAGGATATTGTAAAAAAATTTATAAAGATTCAATATATTATATATCTCAAATTAAGTTTAATAAAAAAATAATCTATTTGGGTTGTTTTAATACCGAACAAGAAGCACGCAACGCGTATTTACAAGCTAAAGAAAAATATCATAAATTTTAACATTTACCCATTGTTATATTAAAAAGAATAGTTATATTTGTCAAACAATTAAATTCAAATTATGAAAAAGTTATTAGAAATTCAGGCAGAATTAAAATGTCCAAAGGGAAGTTTAAACAAGTTCGGTAATTACAAGTATCGAAGTGCTGAGCAAATTTTAGAATCGGCAAAACCTATCTTAGTAAAACACGAATCTACTTTGGTGCTTTCAGATACTATTGTAGAAGTAGGTAGTAAGCTATTTTTAAAAGCAACAGCAACATTAAAATGCGGAACTGACATCGTAGAGGTTTATGGATGGGCGGAACTTGGTGAACATAAAGGAATGTCAAGTGAACAATGTACCGGCACGGCTTCAAGTTACGCTCGTAAATACGCTTTAAATGGTTTATTCTTAATTGATGAAACAGAAAGCGATCCCGCTTCAAAAGATAACAAGAAAGAAGAACCCGTAAAGACGGAAAATAAACCAACGATACAAGCTTACCGTTTCGCAAAAGCGGTAGAAGCAATTAGAGCAGGTGAATTTACAGCCGAAGAACTACAAGCAAAGTTTGAATTAGATGAAGTTCAACAAAAAGCATTGTTACTGATATGAAAATACGAGCTTCACAAATAGGTAAATTAATGACTTCCCCTAAAACAAAAGGGGAGGTCTTATCTAAAACTACAAAAACCTACATTCAGGAACTTGCAATAGAACATAAATACGGAATCCGTAAAGAGTTTTGGAGCAGGTACACGGATAAAGGAAACGAAGTTGAGGACGAAGGAATAGAATTGGTTAACGATGTGTTGAATTTAGGATTTATTTACAAGAATGAAGAAAACCTAAACAACGATTATTTAACGGGAACGCCAGACGTAAACACGAACGAAGTTTTATTAGATGTAAAATGTTCTTGGGATGCAACTACTTTTCCTTTTTTCGAGACTGAATGTCCGAACAAAGATTATTACTATCAACTTCAGGGTTATATGTGGTTAACAGGAAAAGACGAAGCCTTACTTTGTTATTGCCTTGTCAATACACCATTTCAAATTGTAGAGGATGAGGTTAGACGTGAACACTGGAAACAAGGGTTAATAGATGAAAGTTTGGATTTAAGAGACTTTGTGCAGTCGAAGCATAACTTTAACCATATACCAAAAGAAAAACGCGTAAAAGTCTTTAAAATAGCAAAAGACGAAAGTGTAATAGAACAAATTAAAGAACGAATAGAGTTAGCGCGTGAATATTATAACCAATTAATGTTAGAATTGTGATAGGGATACAAAGAGAATCATATAAGCTTTTGTTAAGTTATGATCCTTGCGAGATATTTACATATTTTGGAGTAGATGAAATGCACGGATTAAATAGAATAGATTGCGAATTACACGTCAATAACACGAATGAAGCTTATATTGCAGGATGGTGTAATTACATTCCAAACACGGAAGATAGATTTATCTTTATTAATCTTTCGAGATGTACTAACGATGTCAAATCAATGGGTTTAATATTCCACGAATTAATGCACCAGTCAATAGACTTATTCCAATATGATTTTGACAATGAAGAAGAAATGATAACGTGGGCAGAAAATGAAAGCTATGAAGTTTTCGATTTAATTAAATTAATACTAAAATTAAACAATTAACAAATGAGTGAAGAATTAAAAATTATGGGTTACTATCAAAACGTAACAAGAGACCAAATAGTGCAAATCAAAGATTTTAAAAAAGATAAACTTTGGTACGAAACTATAAGGCAATATGAAGCAAACCCTATAACAGAGTTCTGCTGTTCAGTTGAAAGATTTAAACGATTATATATTAAAACAAAGTAAAATGGAAAAGAGAGACAATTCAGGAGCGTTATTTACTAACGACAAAAGAGAAAAAGAAACGCACCCGCACTATCAAGGTAAGGCTACAATCGGAGGGGTAGAATATTACGTTTCAAGTTGGGTAAAAGACGGACAAAAAGGTAAATTTCAAAGTTTAAGTTTTAAACCAGTTCAGGAACAAGCGAAGCCGCAAGGCAGACCGCAATACGGAAAAGAGTTTGATGACTTTTTAAATAACCTATGAAACAACAAGCAAAGGTTTTAAGCGAAGCGAATGAACTTACAAGGTTAATGATTAGACACTACTTACAAAAACACGAATTAAGTTTAAACGCTTTTTCTAAGTTAGTAGAGATAAAACAACCTAACCTTCATAAGTTTCTAAATGGAAGTAACTTATCGAGTAGGTCAATTGAAAAGCTGGGTGAGTTCTTTAGTAAATAATTTAAGGCGGAACGTAAAAAATTCCGCTTTTTTTTTAAATTATTTTGTAGTTATATTAAAAAGTATTATATTTGTTCAACAATTAAAACTAAAAATTATGAAAGATTTATTTAAAAAATGCCCTGAGTGCGACGCAAGCGGTTATGTAACAGTAGATATCAATGACACTGATATACCTTACGAGCAAAACGAAATTGATTATACTTGTATGGCTTGTGATGGAACTGGCGGAGTAGTAGATAAAGACGAACTACTTGAGAAAATAGACCAAGTAAATGATTTAATACAAGGTATGCAGGTAAGAATGCGTTGTCATTCTGATACTATTAAGCATTGTAAAAAAGGTATGTTAGACCAATTAGCAGAAAAATACGTCTATAAATTAGAAATTTGTAGTTTAGCTTTAGGACGTTTGATGAACTATAAAAGAAAATTGTATAACTTAGTTGCGTGAGATATTTAACTATACTTTTATTTCCTTTTATAATAGCCTTATTCGTTTTGGATAGGGCTGTTTTGCTTTTTGCGTGGAATACGCCAAGTATTACGATTCACAAATGGTTGTTTAACGAATACGAAATGGGTAAAAGCTTAGTTCGTGTTATTATAGGAATGATTATTGTTTTAATGCTTATTTTAATTGGACTCTAATCAATTTCTGAATGACTTGTATGTTGAACATAAACACTGGATTAAGGTTGTTAAATCGTTTGGCGAGTATAGTTTGGCTGAGGATATAGTGCAAGAAATGTATTTAAAGTTAGCAAAACACGAAAACAAAGAAAGATTTTACCGAAATGGAGTTGTTTATAAGGGGTTTATTTGGATTGTTTTGAGAAATATGTATTATGACTTTGAAAAGAGTAAGCACAAGCTACAAAAAGTAGATATAACGGAGGCAATTCAATTAATAGATGAAAGCGAACCAAACGAAAAGACGGAAGCACAAATAGAATTAGAAAACAAAATAAATAAGACTGTAGATAGTTGGCACTGGTATGACAAAATGTTATATGAACTTTATAGAGATTCAGGAATGTCTACTCGCCAAATAGAAAAACATACTGGAATTAGTTTTAAATCGGTATGGCAGACTTTAAAATATTGTAAAGAAAGTTTAAAAGAAGAAGTAGGCGAACATTACGAGGACTACAAAAACGAGGATTACGAATTAATAAAATAAAACATGGCAAGAAAAAGACGAACAAAAGCTGAAATTGAGGCAAGTAAATTATCTACTTATGAAGTGGTAATTGATGAAAATGTTTCAGGCGTAGAAAAAATTAGTTTAGGGTTAGGAGACACCGTAGAAAAGGTCTTAGAAGCTACAGGAATAGCAAAAGTTGCTAAATGGTTATTAGGAGAAGATTGTGGATGCGATGAGCGCAAAGCAAAGTTAAATGAGTTGTTTCCTTACAGAAAGGCGAAGTGTTTGGAGCAACCTGAATACGATTGGTTAAAGGAATGGTTTAACAGAAAGACGGAAGTAGTAAAACCAAGTGAACAAAAAATGATTTTAAACATACATTCAAGAGTTTTTGGAGTACGCAACGAGCCTACAAGCTGTGCGTCTTGTTTAATGACACGTGTAAAAGATTTAGAACAAGTATTTAAAACATACGAAAATGCCGATACCGAAGCCAACAAGTAACGAAACAAAGTCTGAGTTCATTCAGCGGTGCATGACTAATGACACAATGGT